TCAGAAACACAGGAGCAACCAAGAAAACCCGTCCAGACAGTTGCTACTGCTAATAGAGGTAAAACTGGACGCAGATCCGTGAAACTCACCAAGTCACAAGTCGCTATTGCGAAAAAATTAGGGGTGCCACTAGAAGAATACGCAAAATACGTGAAGGAGGTATAGTATTATGGAAAATAAATTAAATAGAACTTCACGCGGTTCGGAGACAAGAGCAAAAGTTGATAAAAGAAAAGCTCCTTGGACTCCTCCATCTAACTTAGATGCACCGCCTGCACCAGATGGTTTTCACCATAGATGGTTAAGGGCTGAGGCTGGAGGTTTTGTGGACACTGCGAATATGTCTAAAAAACTAAGAGAAGGCTATGAATTGGTAAGAGCTGAAGAGCTTACATCACAGATTGGCCAACACGATTATCCAGTTATCGGCGACGGTAAACACGCGGGTATCATAGGAGTAGGTGGCCTTGTGCTGGCAAGGATACCTGAAGAAATAGTTGAGTCACGTAAAGAGTACTTCGCAGGAAGAACTCGAGATCAACAACAAGCCGTGGACAACGATTTAATGAAGGAGCAGCGACCTGAGATGCCTATCAATATTGATAGACAATCTCGTGTAACTTTTGGTGGTAATAAGAAATAATTTTTTCGTAATACCAACCAATGAACATTAATATAGTTAAAAAGGAGAAAAACTATGGCAAATAAAACTGAGCTATACGGATTAAGACCCGTAAGACAGCTGAATGGTTCTCCGTTTATTAATGCTCAAAACAGATACAGAATAGCTGCTGACTATGGCACTAGCATCTATCAAGGCGACTTGGTAGAACCACAAGCAGATGGTACAATTGCTAAACATAGTGGTGGAACTTCTGGTCAAGTTGTGGGTGTTTTCAACGGATGTTTCTATACAGATCCAACTACTCAAAAGCCAACGTTCAAAAACTATTATCCGTCATCTACTAATGCAAGTGACATTGTTGCTTACGTTATTGATGCACCAGAGACAGTTTTTGAAATGAATACAAACTTGTCTTTTGTGGTAGCTGATTTGTTTAAGAACTTTTCAGTAACAGATACAACAGGGAATACTGCAACTGGAATTTCATACGGACAATTAGACGTAGGAAGTTCTGGAGTAGCGGGAACTTTTGTGGTTCAAGCAATTGATATTTCACAAAACCCTGATAACCAAGACTTAACCGTTTCAAATGTAGGTGTGTTAGTTAGAATTAACAACCACTTCTACAGACAAAGCGGTACAGGTAAGTAATAGGAGAATAAACTATGGCGATAAGTAGATCACAACTAGTTAAAGAACTAGAACCAGGTTTAAATGCCCTATTTGGCCTGGAATATAGCAGATACGAGAATGAACATGCAGAAATCTTCATGTCAGAAGCATCAGACAGAGCTTTTGAAGAAGAAGTAATGTTATCAGGTTTCGGAAGTGCAGCAACGAAGCAAGAAGGAGCAGGAATTGTTTACGATCAAGCAACTGAATCTTTCACTTCTAGATACACTCACGAGACTGTAGCATTAGGCTTCGCAATCACTGAAGAAGCGATTGAGGACAACCTGTATGACAGACTTGCGTCTAGATATACAAGAGCGTTAGCTAGATCAATGGCTAACACTAAACAAGTTAAAGCAGCAGCTGTACTAAACAATGCGTTTGATACAGGTGGAAGCTATAACGGTGGTGACGGTGTTGCACTTTGTACAACAAACCACCCATTAGCAACTGGTGGAACTTTCAGAAATGAACTTTCTACTGCAGCAGACCTTAACGAAACATCATTAGAGCAATCTCTAATTGATATTGCGTCTTTCGTAGATGAAAGAGGTTTAAAAATTGCTATTCAAGGCAGAAAAATGATAATTCCAAAAGAATTACAATTTACTGCTGAGAGAGTAATGAAAACTCCTCTATCTACTACTCTAACAGGTAGTGACTACGCTAAGAACGACATCAACGCTATGATGAACATGGGAATGATTCCAGAAGGTTACAGAGTTAATCACTTCTTAACTGACACTGATGCATTCTTCATCATGACTGATGCACCTAATGGCTTAAAGAACTTCGTAAGAAGTCCTATCAAAACAGCTATTGAAGGTGATTTCGATACTGGTAACGTTAGATTCAAAGCTAGAGAAAGATACAGCTTCGGTTGGTCTGACCCTAGAGGAATCTTCGGATCTCCAGGAGCGTAAGGTTAATTATTATGATGGGGCGTACTTTACGCCCCATCTTTTATAAGTTATAATTGGAGATATTATGGCAGCAAAAGGTGACGTTAAAGCAGTACAGATTACAGCAGCAGGTTCGGTGTTCGGTGGCCGTACTAGATTAAGAGGAATTATTTTAACCAATATCACTACTACAACTGATACTGGTTCAATTGTCTTACAAGACGAAAATGGTACTCAGTTCACAACTGAAGTTTTACCAGCAGATGTATTAACACTTAATATCCCTGAAGATGGAATTCTATTCAAAGGTTTTATGACTTGTAATGCTATTACAAGTGCTAAGTGTACAGTATTAATCGATAAATAAAGGTTACCATGGATTATCAAGAATCCGTTTTACAACTTGTTAACTCCATGAAAAAAGGCGGTATGCCTTCAAGACGAAAGTCTGCAGGTAATTATCGTTCTACTAAATCAGGTGCAGGTATGACTGCAAAAGGTGTTGCAGCATACAGAAGAGCAAATCCAGGATCAAAATTAAAAACAGCAGTTACAGGTAAAGTTAAACCTGGATCAGCAGCTGCAAAAAGAAGAAAATCGTATTGTGCTAGATCAGCAGGACAATTAAAAAGATCATCTGCAGAAACTAGAAACGATCCAAATTCAAGAATCCGACAAGCTAGAAGACGTTGGAAGTGCTAAATGAAAAACAATCTGTTGGTGCACAAGCATCTTATTATTCGTGCAGAAGCAGATAATCCCCCAGTAGATGAAAATTATTTAAAGAGTTGGTTAAATAATTTTATTATGGAAATAGACATGAAAGTGTTTATGGGTCCATATGTTAAATATTGTAATATGCCTGGTAACAGAGGTATTACAGCAGTAGCTATTATTGAAACTTCACATATTGCTATGCATGTTTGGGATGAAGTTAAACCTGCGTTAATGCAGTTTGATGTTTATAGCTGTGGTGAGTTTGACCATGAGAAAATATGTAACAAGATAAAACAAGATTTTAATACATCTAAAATAGAATATAAGTATTTGAATAGAGAGACAGGTCTGGTACTATTATAATGTACAATGTCTTATTTAAATGCTAACATACCACCAATTTATTGCAAAGTAAAAAAGGAGTATCTTTATGATCTTAAAGAACATCACGGAGAAAGTGAAGAATGCGTTATCTTCGCTACCACATCAATACCAGGTCGTTCAATCTTGTTTAACATCATGTTACCTAATGGGGCGTGCTTTTGGCGTTTGCCTATCTCAGCGTTTTTCCAAAAATCGTATGATAGAGCCGATGTGCCGAATATGCAGACGCACGAGTTGGAACTGTGGAACAGTCTCAGTTATTATCCTAGTGTTACTGCTTTTAGCTTTTTAGAAGGTAAGAATGGGAAATATTTGGGGGTTGATAAAAAGTTTTATCACGGACAGTATTTATTTACTATTGATTGGGCTCATCCTGATCCCGCCACTTTGGATGTTGAACATTCTGAAATACCTCAAGAACATAAGTGTGCACATATATTGGCTCTTGATAACGGCAATTATGCAGCTCAGCCTAATAATCGTATTCTGTGGCATGTTGCTCACTACACTACTGATACATCTTGGCCTGACTATAAAGTCCAAAATACTTACTGGGATGCGGAAAATAAAAATTTTGTAGCAGAAGATACTGACAGAATGTTTTATGATATAATTGATAAAAAGGATTAATTATGAATTTTAAATGGGATTTAAAAAAAGAGATAGACAGTAAAAGAAAGCAGGAATCTGCATTAGCTATTCTTAGAAA